AATTGCTGATGGTGCCGATGACCGGAATCGAACTGGTGACCTTCGCATTACGAATTAGAAGCCTCTGACAAACCCCCGCATTAACGAACATTAATAAATATATACAAAACAGCTACAAAAGCCTATAGTGACCTTAACGGGGTTACACGAAATATGCTCATTTTTCACCCAATATGTAACCCCGGCGTAACCCCGGGAGCGTAGACCATGAGCGAAAGTCGATTTAATTTCACCAAGGCAGCCATCGAAGCGTTGCCAGTGCCGGAAGCCGGCAAACGCGCCGTCTATCACGATGCAAAGACCACGGGATTACAGATCCGGGTTACATCCGCCAAAACCAAGACCTTTTGCATCTACCGTCGAATCAAGGGCGGACAGCCCGAGCGGGTAACTCTTGGGCGCTTTCCTGAGATGACTATCGATCAGGCACGGCGCAAAGCTGCGGACATCAACGCGGCAATTGAAGGTGGTTCAAGCCCAGCCAAGGTAAAACGTGCGCATCGGAAAGAACCTACCTTCGCGGAAGTGTTCGAGAAGTTCATCCCTGGCAAGCGCAAGCGGAACAAAGAACCGCTGTCCGAGCGCACCAAGAAAGATTATCAAGACTGTCTCAGGCTTCACCTGGCCAAGATCGAAAAAATGAAGCTGTCACAAATACAGCGCGATGACGTGAGGCGCATCCATGTCGCAGTGACCAAGAAATCCCCGGCGTCTGCTAACCGTGCCGTGGCGATTATCTCGAGCGTGTACAACTACGCCATTGACGAGCTGGAGGTTTACGCCGGCGCCAATCCGGCCGCCAAGATCAAAAAGAACTACGAGGCACCGCGTGAACGGTTCGCGCAGTCGGATGAGCTGCCAAGGCTATTTGCTGCGATGGCGGTAGACCCGCTCGGGGATTTTTTCCTGCTGGCGCTGCTGACCGGTGCGCGCCGTGCAAATGTCCAGGCCATGCGCAAGAGCGAGATCAATCTGGAAGAGGGTACATGGCGCATACCTAAGACGAAGAACGGCACCAGCCAAACCGTGACGCTATCCCCGGAGGCCGTGGCGGTTCTTCGCAACCGCATCAACTCGACTGAGTCGGATTTTATATTTCCCGGAACCGGCGTTACTGGCCACCTCGTTGAACCGAAAAACGCATGGGCGCGCATCCTGAAACATGCAGGGCTGGAGGATTTACGCATCCATGACCTACGCCGCACCCTGGGGAGCTGGCAGGCCAAGACCGGCGCATCGTTGACGATCATCGGCAAGAGCCTGAACCACAAGACGCACCAGGCGACCGCGATTTATGCCCGGCTCGACCTTGACCCGGTGCGTCAATCCGTCAATGCAGCTACCACCGCGATGATGGCCGCTGGTGGATTAAAGCCTACTGCGGAGGTCGTAAAAATCAAGAAGGGATGAGTTTTCACCGCGCCTGACGGTTTCAGGCAAAGCGGCTGGCAAGATGCGGAAACATCAAACCAGCCTAACCACACCGCAACACCTGATTGGAGGTATGCATCATGGCTAAGGCCAATTCTACACCATCGAAACACAACGACATCTACCATGCGAAGGCCACTATTCCAGATGATGTATTGAAAAATCTGTCTCTTTTAGACCCGCTGGCAGTAAGCCTCCTGGCTGACTTTGGGCCCGGGTACTTCAACCCACTTATTGGGTTCACCCCAGCGGAAACATGCGAAAAAATAGCGGATGTTATGTGTTTTTTGCACAGCATCATGGAATCTCACGAGGACTTTACTGAAGGCCAACTGGGCATTGCCTTGATGGTTCAAACCGTATGGGGTGCGGCACAGTATGAGGGGAATCGTTGCGCCGACAATACCCAATCTAGAAACGCCACAGAACAGAACTAAGCGAGCGAGTTTTGCTACACCCACCACATCCAGGAGTAAATCATGCTTAATACAGAAATCCACCGTAACGGCTTTCCTTGCGTAGACAGAATGAACATCATCAACACTAGCAACGTGGCGATGTTCCAGATAGATAAAATCCGCACCTTGCTTGGTGCAATTAAACAATTGGTCAACGATGAGAACAGCCCAGTCTATGGCTTGACCGAAATAGCTCTCTGGGTAGCTGACGAGGTGCACGACGATATTGACGTACTGCATGAATGTGCTGAAAAGGCCGGCGTGATTGGCTCAGACATAGCCGAAACTGCATAACCCTACTGCCACCCCTAGCCCGGCCAGGCGAAAAGCGGAATCCTTCACCGCTTGGGGTGGCACCCTATGAAGGCTGCACTCGAAGGGAGCGCAAAGCATGGAAGATAACGAATCAAGCCAATTCGAGAAATTTCAGAAGGCCCTTGAAGATGGGAGCGTGACGGACGAAGAAAAAGCGGAGTTTCGAGCGCATGGTCTTCTTGGGCGTTTAGCGCATGACATCGGCAATGTTTTTGATCAATCTGTTTTCGAGAATTTGAAAGCAGAATATGAGCCCGTGGATACTAGATTTCCTGCTAAGTACCATGTCGTTATTCATGTACCACCTGCAGCACCGGCACGTGAACAAGACGTTGAGTATTTTTCCCCCGCTTTGAATGCTTATGCATGTTTCAAGTCCAGCAAAAACGAGCCAAATAGCGAAGCTGAGAACTGTTTTTTTGAAGCAGGAATCGCTTATTTTTTTGAATGGAAGGAGAGAAAAAAATCAGCCGCAGCGGGGCTGGGTCGAAATCTTCATGGGAGTGCGAAAGGAGGGGAGGCAACGAAGGAAAAAGCCAAAAAAAGGCGGGATGAATTGGGGAGGGCTATTAGTGATTATATCAAAAACAACCATACCGCCATTGCATCGGGCGCCCCCGGCGTAGTGTCCTATCTCAAAGTAAAAAACTGTACTTTTGGGTATACGGACAACACCCTCCTTGTGTACGTCGAAAAAGAAATTGCCGAAATCAAGAAGAACGCCAAGGCGTCTGCAAACCTGAATACTGACAGCTAGCTAGCCTTTTCGGGAAAATAGAAAAGGCTAGCTAGCCTATTCTGAAAATACATTAATAAACAATGTGATAAGTGTTTTTTGCATGCTAAAGTTTCCTCAATATTTTACGTGGGGGAACAAAAATGCAAACCGCCTCAGCAGTATCTTCGATTCTCAATCAACAGTCAGACCCCCTATTCACACCAAACCAAGCAGCCGAATATCTCGGCGTAACTGAGGGCTCGCTTGCCGTTTGGAGGTGCACCGGGAGGTATGACATCCCTTTCATAAAAGTAGGTCGAAATGTTAGGTACCGGAAAAGCTTCCTAGACAACTTCCTAGAACGTCGCACGCGTGGCGCCGCTGCATAATGGAAATCAAACCACACAGCTCCAGGATTCAGGACGGCATCCTTGAGGTGCGTATCAGCCTCGCCGGCCTCACGCTACGCAAAAACACCAACCAAGATAACCTGCAACGGCTTTCCCGGCTGATCGCGCAAAGAAGTTTTGGGCAGATTGTGCGCATGGAACAGGCCGGTGGCCTGGCAAAGTAAATCATGCGCGACTACTCGAAAATTTCACCCAAGTTTTGGATCGGCTCCACCGGCAAGAAATTACGTGCTGCCGGCATGGAAGCGCAAATCGTTTCCATGTATCTGATGACCTGCCCAACCTCCAACATGCTTGGTCTTTTTTACTGCCCGATTACCTACATTGCACACGAAACCGGGTTAGGCATGGAAGGGGCTTCCAAGGGGCTTGCAAGCTCCATCGAAGCCGGGTTTTGCATGTACGACGGAAGCACTGAGATGGTGTGGGTCATGGAAATGGCAGAGTACCAGATTGCACCCATGCTTAAACCGGCTGACAAGCGTTGTGACGGAGTGCAAAACGAGTACAACTCACTACCCGCAAACCCTTATCTGGCGCGGTTCTTCGATAAATATTCAGTGCCGTTCAACATGATTAAAAAGCGTGGAGAGTCTGAGGAAATGGCAAGCCCATTAGAAGCCCCTTCTAAGCCCCTTGCAAGCCAAGAGCAGGAGCAGGAGCAGGAACAGGAACAGGAACAGGAACAGGAATTGGAATTAAACCCTTGCGCTCCTGACGGAGACGCGGGTTCTGCCAAGCCGATTTACCCAAAAGCATTCGAGGATTTCTGGTCGATGTACCCGCGCAAGAAATCCAAAGGCGACGCCCTGAAGGCATTCAAAAAAATCAAGCCTGCCGAATACCCGCCAATCAAGGCTGGTCTGATCGCTGCGATTGATTCTTCTGAATGGCGCAAAGACGCCGGCCAGTTCATTCCCTACCCAGCAAGCTGGTTGAACGGCCGAGGCTGGGAAGACGAACACAAACCGACCAATGGCATCAATCCCTTTGAAGGTGCCCTGTGAAAACCTTCCCACTCAACGCCAAGCCGCTGATGGAGCTACGTCGCAAACGCCAGCGTCCTGCCGAGATGGTCGTTATCGGCGTGGACTTTTTCCCGAAGTGGGAAGGTAACCCGGTGCTGATCATACCTGCCGGCATGCCCCTGGCAGACCTGGAATTGCGCTACCTGGTGGGTTTGGAAGTCCTGCTGCTGGTGATACCTGAGACTGACACCGAACGGCTTACCGTGCTGGCCGATGCTGTGCTGCAAGCCCATCCAAAATACCTGGGGATTACCAACGTCAGCACCTTCGAAGGCGTCACGTTAATCGACGGAAATGAGCGCGAATTTCACACCTGGGATCGGGTAGACCTGGCAGCAGTATGGGGGACTGCAGCGTGAAGATCATCCCTGACACCATCGACTTCGAAGCCTACCTGAACAAGTCCGAGCACTCCGCACACGTCAAGCCCGCCATCGACTACACGCAGGAAATACTCGACCTGTACAACATCGAAACCGTGGATGTAACCCCCACGCTGCCGTGGTCAAAAACCTTCAGCAACGTGCGCTTGCGCCCCGGTGAGGTGTCGATATGGCACGGTATCAACGGACACGCTAAATCCATGCTGCAAGGCTTCGTTGACCTCAGTCTGATGCAGCAGGGCGAAAAGGTTTGCATCGCCAGCTTCGAGATGAAGCCAGTCCGCACCCTGGCCCGCATGTGTCGCCAGGCAGCCGGATGCGCGGAGCCATCCACCCGCTTCATCAACGGCTTTGGAAATTGGACGGACGGCAAGCTGTGGATGTACGACCAGCAGGGCACCGTAACACCCGACCGCGTGCGCGGCGTGCTGGCTTACTGCCATGCCGAGCTTGGTGTTACCCATTTCGTAATCGACAGCCTGATGAAGTGCGGCATCCGTGGCGACGATTACAACCGGCAAAAAGACTTCGTGGACGAACTCACCTCATTCGCCCGCGATACCGGCATGCATATCCACCTTGTCGCTCACTCCCGCAAAGGCGACGACGAAACCAAGCCGCCCGGCAAGATGGACGTGAAAGGCGCCAGTGAAATTACCGACCAGGTGGATAACGTTTTCAACGTCTGGCGCAACAAGCGCAAAGAGGCTGAATTGCGCAAGCCGGAAGCGAACCAGTCCAAGGAAATTCTGGATCAGCCAGACCAGCTCATCCTGGTGGACAAACAAAGAGGTGGTGAATGGGAGGGCACGATCGCGCTGTGGTTTGACCGTGCCAGTTTTCAATACCGTGCGCATAGTCGCGAGTGTGTGCTGGATTTCGGAGTTCCATTTTGATGACCGGAGCCCAGCCGGTTGTGGCGAGTAACGCCGGCAATCACATAGGTGTCTCTTCCGCCTTGAGTGATCGGCTGATCCACGAGACGGATCACTTTTCGACAAACAACCACCACGGCAAAGGCCGGGCTTTGAGATGAAGGAAAAATTATGAAAGACGACCTATCCCTGATCATAAACGGCGCCGTTATTTCCGGCTGGGAGACCATCCGCGTGACGCGCGGCATTGAGCGCTTCCCGTCGGATTTCTCCGTCGAAATGACCGAGCGATACCCGGGCGAGGCGCAAAGCTACTTCGATGTCATGCAGTCCGGCGACCCGGTGACGGTCAAACTCGGCGCCGACACCGTGCTGACCGGGTACGTGGACCGGTTCATTCCGACCTACACCCCAAATCAGCATTCCATCACAGTCACCGGGCGCAGCAAGTGCGCGGACCTGGTGGACTGTTCAGCCGAGTATCCGAAAGGCCAGATCGTCAACGCTACCGTCAAGGAAATCGCCGAAAAGTTGGCCCAGCCTTACGGTATCACGGTAAAACAACTCACCCCGGAAAAGGTAGTACCGGATTACGCCGGGAAGGGCAGCACCACAATTATCCCGCAGCTCAATCTGGACTTCATCGAGACACCCTACGAGATAATCGAGCAGGTATGCCGCTACATGACCCTGCTGGCCTATGACTCGGTGGACGGTAATCTGGTCCTGTCGCAAGCCGGATCGGGGAAGATGGCCAGCGGATTCAAGGAAGGCGTCAACGTCCAGCGCGCAACGATGTCCTTCGCGATGGACCAGCGGTTCTCAAATTATCAGGTGCTGCTGATGAACTTTTGGCCCTACGGTGATCTTGGAGATAGCGGAAATTTGGTGACTACATCAAAGGATCCTGGCGTCACCAGGCACCGGCTGAAAAATATCATCAGCGGTAGCGGCGCAGCCGGCATTGATGTCGCCAAGCAGCGCGGCAAGTGGGAAGCCGCGCGCCGCTACGGCCGCTCGCAGGTACTGACCCTCAAATGCGATTCATGGCGCGATGCCGCGGGCACGCTGTGGGAGCCGAATACTCTGGCACCGGTCGATCTGCCGGGCATGAAGCTGCACGGGAAGATGTGGCTTATCAGCGAAGTGACCTATTTCCGCGACAACCTGGGAACATCAGCTGATCTGGTGCTGATGCTACCTTCGGCCTTCACAGTTCAGCCGGATTTCCTGCGCGTTCCACTCGATCTTCCACCAGGAAAGTCGTCATGATCGGCGCTGTGGAACGGGCATTGCACCGGATTCGGCTGATGATCTGGCGCGGCCGGGTGACGACTGGCAATGACGCAGGTCCGGTTCAGCTTCTCCAGGTTCAACTGAACGATATTGAAGTGCGCGACAACACGCCCCGGCTCGCAGAGTACGGCTTCAACAGCTTCCCGCATCCCGGTTGCGATGTTTTCCTGGTATTCAGCAACGGCAGCCGCACAGACGGCGTCATCGTCGCCACAGGTGACCAGCGCTACCGCTTGCATCTGGCGGAAGGTGAAGTAGCCATCCATGACGACCTCGGGCAGAAGGTGCACCTGACCCGCAATGGCATCGTCATCGATGGCGCTGGGCTGCCGATCACGGTCAACAATGCGCCGACGATGACAATTAATGCCAGCACAGCGATCGTCATGAACACGCCGCTGCTCAAGGTGTCCGGCGACATCCTGGACAACTATGGCAGCAATACCCGCACCGTGTACGGCATGCGCACTCAGTACAACCTGCATTACCACACTGACCCGCAGGGCGGGAATACCGGCACACCATCGGCGGGCATGTAATGAGCGATATAACCACTATCTGGCACATCAACCAACTTCTATTGGAAAGGACGAAAAATGGCGAATAAGTTCACAATAACCATCCACGCGGTGGACAAGGCCACGGCCATCGTCCGCAAGATCAACCGCTCGACGTCCAATATCACCAGGCCGATTTCCCTGATCGGCAAGTCCATCACCTCGATGGGCAAAGAGGTCAAACGCAACCCCATTATCCAGTTCACCGAGAAGATCGGTAAAAGCGCGCTGGGCGCGGCGGAATCCATCGGAAAGATGATTCCATTGGGTTCTGTATTGGGCGGTGCGGCATCGATTGGCGGCATTGCTGCCCTGGCGGATGCATGGGGCAAATCCGGCATCGCACTTGAATACGCATCACGCCGCACCGGTATCGCGGTGGGTACGCTCATGAGATACCGATCTGCGGCGACCCTTGCGGGCCTCTCTGCCGACGATATGCAGGCTTCGATTACTAATCTCGGATCGACGCTGGAGGATGTGGAGTTTGGTCGCAACGGCTCCAAAGAGAAGATGGCGATACTGCGCACGATGGGCATAGACAACATCCCTCACAAAAAGTCCGGTGTCATCGATACCACCCGTGCGCTGGGCGACATAGCCAACTACATCAGCACGCTCAAAAATCCGAACGCGCAAGCCGAAGCAGCGAACATCTTCGGTCTGGGCGCAATCCTGCCCATGCTGCAAGAGGGACGTGATGGCATCCAGAAATACCTTGATGAGGTTCATAAGGCCGGGGCAGACAATGAAAAAGGGGCGAAGGCCAATGATGCGCTTGGCGTCTCGTTTAACAAACTGAAGGTGGAAATCGAGGGAACGTCGCTTGCCCTTTCAGAAAAGTATTCACCGTCTCTGACGAAAGCCCTCGATGCCACGACAAGTTTTCTGCAAAGTTCGAAGACGCAGTCAACGTTTAGTCTCATGGGAGACCAGATTGGAAGCTTGTTTACTCCAATCGTGGGCGGCATCCAGTACCTGGAATCGCTTGGCGACGACAGCATAACCAGCCGGGCACAGCGCACCGCCTCAGGAAAAATCAAATTCAAATCAAGCATCCCAGGCGCAAACGGCAAACCCCGCGACCCGCTCGGCATCCGCAGCAACAACCCGTTCAATTTGCAGCCTCGTGGCAAGGAGCTGACTTTCCCATCGGCGGACGCAGGCATTCTTGCCGGCACGCGCAACCTGGTCAAGAACTACCGCGGCATGTCCATTGCACAGATAGCGCACAAATACACACCTGACGGCGCGCCGGGGAATCCGGCTGGTACCGAAGCCGCATGGGCGGCCAGCGTGGCGAAAGGCGCTGGCTTGTCACCCTCAGACACGCCAGACTTTAGCAATGCCAAGTCGCTGGCACCGTTGCTGTCGGCCATCATCAGGCAGGAAAACGGCAAGAACCCGTACAGTAAGGACCAGATCGAGGCAGCGGCGCAGAAGGTCACCGTCGAAGTGATGGTCAAGGGTAATACCCACGGCGTGACCGCTACCGCACGCAGCGATGGCAGCGGCACCAACGTGCCCACGCCACGCGTCTTTTATCCATTCCCTACTGGAGCGGAATCTTGAGACACCACCAGAAGCCAAACAATGGCCGCCACGCCCAAAGCGCAAGCCTGCGTACCCCAGAGCATCCCCGAGCCTGCGCAATGCAGCCAGCGCGCATTCTGAGCAGTTTGAAGGCCGGGCATGGGATGCGGGGAAATCGCGGGTCCTTCCTGGGAGTGCCGCAGCGCGGGACATTGCGCACCGCGACCTTCGGCTAGACATGAAATTTTGAATTTAGGGTAACGGGGTAACGGGGTAACGGGGTAACACGCCGCATTTCGCGGCACCGCCAGCAATGGCATATAGGAGAACTACCATGAGTAAGAAACAAGCAACGAACGCGAGCATTCTGGACACCCTGACCATTCCGGCCCAAGTGCTGGAAGCCATCGCCGCCGCTGATGCTGCGCTGGCTGCAGGACCAAAGATCTCTGACGCCATCGCCAAGGTCGCCGAAGAAATCGAAAACGCAAAGGCTGAGTTCGAACAGGCCGCTGACGCACAGGCTCACGCTGAGGCGAGCCTGTGTTTGGTTGATGATCCCGCCGAAGCCAAGCGCGTCGATGACGAAGCCATTGCAGCCGGCGTGTTGGCAGAAGAAAAACGCCGCACCTTGGACCGCCTGCAGCGCGTGGGTGGCGCTTTGAAGGAAAAGGCCACCACGATTGATCTGGATGTGAGGCTTGCGCGGGAATGGTTGATTTCCGAAACAGGGGCGATTCGCGATGAGGCAGTGCGCGCCATCGCGGAGGAAATCGCCGAGGCTTCCAAGCCTCTCCTGGCCGTTCTCGCCAAAGCGTACGCCTTAATGCGCACATTGCCTCACCGGGATTTGGGCATGGCGCTGGCAGAGGTTCGCATCCCCAACCCACTAGATTTTCAAACTCCGTTCGTAGATGGTGACCGGTTGATATTTGATGGGGCCACACAATTACTATCGACGACATGGCGCGATGACCCGGCAGCTCTTGCCATCTTCGAAGCGCTGAAAGCCATCCCTGAGGCCCAGCAACGCCTTGGCCGCCATGTGGCCTACCAGACCACCCTGAAGCCCACGGGAACCGGCTATACCACGCACGGCAGTGGCATAACCAAGCGGGCGGAGCAGATACAAGCACACCGGTCACAAAATGCAGGTCAGGAACTGAATCTAGGCGCAGTGCTGGGCGGCGACCTGGCAGCGTAACCAACCTGGGGGCGCCCGAGCGGAGGTTTTTTCGCCTGTGATTGTTGCGAAGTAACATCGCTTCGAACCAGGCAATTCCCTCAAACGTAACCCCGGCGTAACCCCGAGCCACAAACTAAAACGGCCTCCATCGCTGGAAGCCGCTTGCCTACTGGTGCCGATGACCGGAATCGAACTGGTGACCTTCGCATTACGAATGCGCTGCTC